GCTGTTTGTGCGGTTTACTGAAGCGTCCGAAGATGCTGCTGGCTTGTCATCCGCGTTTGAAGACGTTGGTGTGGCGGCTCGGCTCGGGGCGTTGGGTGCGGTTTTAGGCAATCCGCTTTTAACTACGGAATACACGGAGGGGGGATTTGATGGATGTGATTTTGCCAAGATGTATCGACTCGGTTGAGGTTTTTCGGGAGCTGGAGTATTTCAAGAAGCGTTGCGCGGATCTGGGGATTTCGGTCGATGAGGAGAATTCTCGGGTGGTGGTTGTGGGGGTGAATGATGATGCTCGGGTGGTGGTTTATGCGGCTAAGTTGTTGGCGACGTTGGAGGGTTTGTCTGCGGTTGCGATTTTCGTGGGGGAGGATGCGGAGGCGGTTCCGCCGTTAGATGATGTTTTCGTGATTGAGCCTTCCGCGTCGTGTTCGCCGGAGATTGTGGATTATCTCTATGATGATTTCCGGCGGGAGCAGTTGTTTGAGCGGGATGTTTCTAGGGGGAGTTTCGGGCGGCGGTTGGGCGACCACAGGGGTCGCCCGTACGGGGTGAGAAGAGTGGGAAAGGGTAGGTGCTAAATGATTTATGGGACCAGTTCACGCTGGGGCGGGCGGGTGTCGCGCGGGTGGTCGCGGGTGTCCTTTGAATACGCGTCTCTATTACACGCCTGCGCGAGGGCAACGTGACGTTGCATCCTGGCTTTGAATAATTCACGGAGTATTTTTGATGAAGAATGTGGATAAAAAGAAGGCTCCGAAGCTGGGGCCGAAGAAGAAGCAACGTGACGTTGCATCCTCGCGGGAGACGGTGGCGCCAAAGAAGGCTTCGGCGGCTAAGAAGAAGAAGAGGGCTGCGGCTAAGCGGGGTCGGCCTCCGGAACGGAAGGAGGCTGAGGTGCTGAAGTTTTTGGAGGCGATTATGGGCGGGAAGTCGACGGCGGCGGCGTTTCGGCTGAAGGGGGTTCCTAAGAAGGCGAGTTTCTTTCGGTGGGTGGCGCGGGATCCGAAGCTGCGGGCGAGCTATATTGAGGCGTGTCAGATTCGGACGCTGGGGGATACGGATGAATGCAAGGATATTGCGGATAATGTGAAGCTGAATAAGACGGCGATTCGGAAGGCGAATTTGCGGATTAAGACGCGGCAGTGGGCGGCGCAGCGGTTGCAGCCGAAGGTTTATGGCGTGCGCGGGGTCCAGGAGGATGAGAATAAGGATCAGAATTTGGCGGGTCGCTTGGAGGCGGCTCGTAAGCGTGTGCGTGGAGGTGCTTCCGGTTAACGCTACAAATGAGACGCGGGAAGGCTAGCGGCTTCCCCGTCGATTTCAATTCGATGGTTATGAAATTATTGAGAGGAAAATTATGAGCGAAGAAAAATTGAACTGGCTACACTCACGATGCCAACACGACGACACTGGATGCGAGACGATCATTCCAATTTGGAAAAGGTGCCCGAGACGCTGGTTCCGGTATCAAACGAAATGGATTCCATTTTCCTAACGCAAATTCAGCGAGCGAGGAACGAGCGACTGCAATTTAAGTTGGGCCGAAGTTGATGGCTGTTGATGATAACGGTGGGAAGGGAGAGATTATGAACTGGTTAGCCCTTGAATTAAATGAGGTGAAATATGGAACCAAAGATCAAATGGCGATACGACAAAAAATTCAAAGAGTGGTGGATTGAAAATGATGAACCAGACGGCGACCAGTATTGCATTAAACGTGAACTTGGGGACTGGTCTTTATCTCGAAACACTTTTCACACCATTGGGTTTTTCAAGAAGCTCAAAAACGCGAAGCTGTGCGCGTGGCTTTTGCTTCATGGCTAACGAGTGAAATGAGACGCGTCGAAAAAGCGGACGCGTTTCGAAAGTCGAATCTCAATTTATTGGTTCGATTCTTAATTTTAAAAAGGAGGAAAGATGAAGGATTTGGAGAAAGTTTACGATGAAGAGATTTCGCCTCTGATGACGAAGATCATTGAGGTTTGTAACCGCGAGAAAATCCCAATGTTCGCAGAATTTCAATATGCAGACGATGGGATGTGTAAAACTCACTTAAATCACGACGGACACCCGTTGTTCCATCACCTCGAAGTCTTGACTCGGTGCAGGTGCGAAGGAGGATTGAACGTTGACAATTACATTATGTGGCTACAGCGGCACGCCCGCGAACATGGACACAGCTCTGTGTGCTTAAAACTACTTGGCGTTCCGGAATCGCCAGATAAATCGAACGACAACATTGAGGCTGAAGAAACGAGGAGATCTGAATGAAGAACACCGACTGTTACAAATATGACGAATGCTCAACTAAATTCTGCGAAACATGCTCGCCCGGACTCTGCAATTTCATTCAGGCCGACGGGGTTTCTGATAGCCCTCCAATTTATGGTTCTGTGGAAACGTGGAGCTGTGAATGCGGGTATTCGTTTCATTCGGGCGTTAAGCATTGCCGGAAGTGCGGGAGTCCTCAACCGAAACAGAACGCAAATTCAGCGAGCGAGGAACGAGTGACTGCAATTTAAGTTAGGTCGAAGTTGATGGCTGTTGATGATGTGTCGAAGAAGTGAGGTTTTATGAACTGGTTGAAGAAACGTGTCGATGGGGTGGCGGATCGGTTGAGTCGGCTGTTTTCTCCGAATGCTTTTCGGCTGGATTGTCGGTGCTGCGGTCGGGAGCTGGAGAAGCCGGGCGGCGTGGGGTTCTTTCCGTGCGGGATGGGGTTTTGTCCGGTGTGTCGGGGTCGGATTTTGAGGAGTGTGCGATGAGTGATGAACTGATGGATGAGGAGGAGCAGCTGGCGGAGGCGATGGCGGGCTTTGAGTTCGATCCGTTGGGTTTTGTGCTGTTTGCTTTTCCGTGGGGTGAGAAGGGGTTGCCGCTGGAGAATAAGAAGGGGCCTCGGAAGTGGCAGAGGAAGGTTCTAAAGCGGATCGGTGAGAAGCTGGCGGCGGGTGGTGAGTTGGGTGCGGTGGTGCAGGAGGCGGTGGCGTCGGGCCATGGAATCGGGAAGAGTGCGCTGATTTCGTTCATTCTGATGTGGGCGATGAGTACGTTTGAGGAGACGCGTGGGATGGTGACGGCGAACACGAAAACGCAGCTGTCGACTAAGACGTGGCCGGAGGTGAAGAAGTGGTTTCGTATGTGCATCACGGAGCATTGGTTTGAGTTTAATGCGACGTCGATTCATTCGGTTGATGATGCGTATAAGGAGACGTGGCGGATTGATGCGATTCCGTGGAGTGAGGGCAATTCGGAGGCGTTTGCGGGTCTGCATAATGAGGGCAAGCGGGTGATCATTTTGTTCGATGAGGCTTCGAAGATTGCTGATGTTATTTGGGAGGTTACTGAGGGGGCTCTTACGGATGCGATGACGCAGATTATTTGGGTGGCGTTTGGGAATCCGACGAGGAATATGGGCCGGTTCAGGGAGTGCTTCCGGAAGTTTCGGAGGTTCTGGGGGACGGAGCAGATTGATTCGCGGACGGTGGAGGGGACGAATCAGGAGCAGGCGAAGAAGTGGGAGTCTGTTTATGATGAGGATTCGGACTTTATGAAGGTTCGTGTGCGGGGTGTGTTTCCGAGTCAGTCGGCGATGCAGATGATGAGCGAGAAGACTGTGACGGCTGCGCAGGGTCGTCATTTGCGGAAGGAGCAGTATGATTTTGCGCCTATTATTCTGACGCTGGATAATGCCTGGACGGGTGAGGATAGTATTGTGATGGGGTTCCGTCAGGGGCTTTATTATGAGGTTCTTTGGACGGCTCCGAAGAATGATAATGATGTGGAGATTGCGGATAAGCTGGCGCGCTATGAGGATGAGCTGGGCGCGGATGCGGTGTTTATTGATGGCGGGTATGGTACGGGTGTGGTGAGTGTGGGGAAGACCTGGGGCCGGGATTGGATTCTGGTTTGGTTTGGTGAGAAGTCGGCGGATGAGGCGTGTATCAATAAGCGGGCTGAGATGGCGATGAAGGCGAAGGATTGGCTGGAGTCGGGTGGCGCGATTGATCCGGATGATGCGGAGCTGGCGGAGCAGTTGCTGGCGATTGAGACGGTTGCGCGGGTGGATGGTAAGATTCAGCTGGTGAGCAAGGAGGTGACGAAGTTGGAGCTGGGTTGTTCGCCGGATAAGGGGGATAATTTCTTCCTGACGTTTGCGCATCCGGTGACGAGCCGTAAGCAAAAGATGAAGTCGATTGGGAGGAATATTGACCAGGTGCAGGGCGGGGATTATGATCCGCTGGCGTAGGGGGAGTGGAGTGTTGGAGTGGTGGAGTGTTGGAAAACTGGAATGGGGGATGGGATGAAGATTACGATTGATTTTGATGATGGGGTTCAGCGTGTGTACACGGTTGAGGATCCGGGAATGTTGTTGAAAATGGGGCATCTGTGCCGGGTTGATTTTTGCCATCCTGATCACGCTGAAATGATGGACGTTACATTTGGAGATAAGCTGCCGACGAAGGAGGTGTTTGAGGCCTATCGTGAGTCGATGATGACGGAGCCTTGTCCGATTCTTCAGGATTTGCCGATGGTGGCGGTGGAAGGTGGGTCCGTGCGGCATGAGGTGGGGGAGATTGAGGCGGCGAAGTTTGATGATGTCGTTAAACAGACGATTATTGAGCGGATTGATGATCTGGTGTTTTTGGCGACGCGGAACGGGAAGCTCTGGGATAAAATCTATGTCGGGCGGGGTGAATGGGTGGCAATGATGGCCGCCGCTGAATCAGCTGCGCATCTGAGATATGCTGATCCGTCTTCAGGTGAGCCTCCAAAGTGGGACGGACTTCCGGTTGTTGTGGTGGATCTTGATGAGTATCTGGGGCTTGAGCCTCCGGCAGGCTGATCCTGCACCCAGATTGGGCAAGCATGAAGCCCGCCCGTACGCCGCTCCCGAGAGGGGGCGGCTTTTTTGTGGCAGCAACGTGACGTTGCATCCTTGCTTTGCTTTGCTGGATTATTTGGGGCAAAACCACAACATGTTGTGGTGGATGTGATGGATGACTACTACATGTTGTGGCGCTGATCTTGACATTTGGCTGGGGATGTGTAGGGTTTTGTTAAAGCGAGGTTCCCTTATGTGTATGAGTTCCCCAGATATCCCGGATCCTACGGCTGCTCCTAAGCCGGATCCTATTGTGACGGATGAGGATCAGCAGGGCGGTGAGGGCGCTAGGAAGAGCGCAAATAAAAGCAAGATTGCGGCGCTGTATGGGTCGCAGTCGTTTGCTGTGACGGGCGCTTCAGGTGTTGCGGGTGGTGCGACGACGGCGGGGAAGACTGCGCTGGGGGCGTAGGGACTTGGGACGGAGACCTGAGACCAGAGATCTGAGGACCGATGACTGAGAACTGAAACGGAAGTGATTAACGCTACATGAAGATTTCTGCCGATAGTTTTAAGTATGTTCAGCGTCGGTATACGGCGCTGGATAATGATTTCGAACCGTATAAGGCGAAGGGTCTTGATATTCAGCGGTTTGTTTGCCCTTGGCGGGGTCGTTTTCTTTCGGGTGATAGCGAGCAGGATGCGAAGGGTGAGATTTACGACGATACGTCGATTCATAATTCGATGATTTTTCGGGCGGTGCGTGTTGCGGCGGCTGGGATTAAGAATGGGATTTCTCCTGAGTCGCGGCCGTGGTTTCGGGTGACGGGTGAGGATGAGAAGGTGGCGGAGTTTGCGGGGCCGGCGGCGTGGTTGTCGCGGGTTCAGGAGCTGATTTATATGATTGCCCGGCGTTCGAATACGTATGCGGCGTTTCAGGACATGGATACGGAGAATGTCGTTTTTGGGACGTGTTCGGCGACGGTTCTTCCTGATTATCAGAATGTTTTGCGGATGAAGTCGCATAGTTTTGGCGAGTATCGGCTGGGGCAGGATTATCGCGGTGTAGATGATACGTTTGCCTGGAAGTTTTATAAGAGTGTTGGGAATTTGGTTGAGGAGTTCGGCGAGGAGAATGTGATGCCGGAGACTCTGGTTCTGTACAACCAGGGTCATCTTGAGAAGATGATTTTGGTTTATGGTCTGGTTGAGCCGAATGATGATCGGATTGATTTATCGGATGCGCTGGGTCGTGGATGGCGGTCGGTTTATTGGGAGTCTGGCGCGCAGAATGACACGATTTTGGCGGTGCGTGGGTTTGATGAGTTCCCGAATATTTCGGCAGGCTGGGAGCGGATTGGCTCTGCGGTTTATGGGATTGGTCCGGGGCATGAGAATCTGCGGGATGCGAAGCGGTTGCAGAAGTTGGAGGGGGATGATCTTCAGAATCTGGCGCTTCAGAATCGTCCAGCGTTGTTCTCGGATGCTGCGAATAAGGATACGGTGATTAATGCGGCTCCGTGGGGGATCACTCGTGGGGCTGATGCTGCAAGTACGACTCATCCAGGTATTCGTACGTTGTATGATGTGAAGCATATGGGCGCGGATCTGCAGGCGAAGATTCAAGACACGGAGGAGGCTCTGCGGTCTGGGTTCTATAATGACATTTTCATGATGATTTCGAATCAGGCTGAGAGCATTGATACGGCGTATCAGGCGGCTCGGATGATGGAGGAGAAGTATTCGATTCTTGGGCCTGTGATTGAGCGTTCGCAGAAGATGCGCGGGGATTGGATTAAGCTGGCGTTTCATTACGCGCTTGAGGCGGGGTTGATTCCGCCGGCTCCTCCTGAGTTGCAGGGGCAGGAGCTGAAGATTCAATATATTTCTACTCTGGCGCTGGCGCAGCAGATTGCGGGGCTGAGCGCGATTAATGAGACGATGGCGTTTGTTGAGCGGGCGGCGACCATTTGGCCGGGGGCTCGGCATAAATTTGATGCGGTTCAGGCTGTGGATGAGGTGGCGCGTGTGAATGGGGTTCCTCCGTCTGTGATTCGCTCGGATGATGAGGTGGCGGCGTTGGTGGCTCAGGATGCGCAGATGGCGCAGGCGCAGGCTCGAGGCCAGGCGATGCTGTCGGCTACTGAGGGCGCGAAGAATTTGGAGGGCGTTGAGATGCAGGGCCGCTCTGCTGTGGATGTTCTTTCTGGCGCTCTTCCTGGAGGTGGATCATGACCCATGATCCCAAAAAGTCGAAGGACCCTCTAGAGCAAACCTATTTCATGGAGCCGGGGAAAGATGATGAGTCTTTGGCGAAGAATTGCACTCTGCTGGATAATTTAGAGACGGTGATGAAGACGCGCTCCGGTCGGAGCGTGATTTGGCAGATTATTAAGATCAGCGGGCACGGCACGGATATTATGACGGGGAATTCTTGGATGCACTATCTGTCTGGCAAGCAGGGCATTGGGAATGAGCTGATGACGGCGACGCAGACGGAGCGTCTGCTGCCTCTCTACCGCACGATGCAGGATGAATATATTAGTTCTGAGCGGTTAAAACTTTCACAAAATAAGGAGAATTAAGATGTCTGATGAGAATGTAGGCGCGAGCACGGTTGACACCGGAGCGGCGGCGGCAGAAGCACCAGAAGCAGCACCCGCAGCGGCGGCAGCGCCAGCGGCAACGGTGGCACCAGAAGCCGCTCCTGCGGCAGCGCCCGCAGCAGCAGCAACTGAAACACCGGCAGTCCCGGCCACTACGGCTTTCGCGGCGGCAGGTGAAGGGGAGGCAGCACCTGGGGAGGCGAAGCCGGCTGAAGGTGAGAAGCCCGGCGAGGCGAAGCCTCCTGAAGAGGGAGAGGGTACTGTTGTTGAGCAGGTGATGGCTGATTTTGAGATGCCGGAAGGTATGGCGTTTTCGGAGGTGGATCAGGCGGCTGTGACGGAGATTGTTACGACGCATAATCTGCCGAAGGAGGCGGTTTCTGATTTCGTCAAGTTTCAGACCCAGCGCGAGCAGGCGAAGATTGACGCGAACCAGAAGACCAATGATCAGATGGTGACGGACATGAAGGCTGAAGTGGCCGCGTTGCCTGCGGATTCGATGCCAGCGGCGCAGCGGTTTGTTGCGAAGCATGGTTCGGATGGCCTGAAGGCGAAGATGGCTGATCCAAATTATTTCATCGGTAACGATGCGGACATTATCTCCATTTTTGCACTTGCTCAGAAGGCGGTTGATGGCGGCTTCGTGGATGGAGATGGACGGGGTGGCGACGGCGCGGGAAAGACTCACGCTGAAACGTTGTATGACTAAAAAATAAACAGGTAAGGGGAGAATTATGGCTACAAAAGCAAACTTGAATCCGACGATGATGGATATTGCGAAGGGCAAGGATCCAGACGGCAAAACAGCGAGTGTTGTTGAGCTGTTGAATGACACGAATGAGGTTCTACAGGATGTTACATTCGTTGCATGTAATGACGGAACGACTCATCTTACAACTCTGCGAGCGGCGCTTCCTGAAGTGCATTTCCGCAAGTTGTACAAAGGGGTTAAACCCAGTAAGAGCAGCAAGGCGCAGGTGCGCGATGTCTGCGGAATGATCGAGGCTCGATCGGTGATTGATGCCAAGCTCGATGATATTAATGGCAATGATAAGGCCTGGCGTCTGAGCGAGGAGATGTCGTTCTTTGAGGCGATGGGTCAAACGTTCTGTCAGACGCTATTTTATGGAGATACGGATGTGAATCCGGATCAGTTCCATGGTTTGTCTGTGCGCTTTAATGAACATCAGGATACTGATAACAAAGAGCCGAGCTTCAATGTGATCAACGGTGCAGGCGCCGGTGATGATAACACCTCGATCTGGTTTATGGTTTGGGGACAGACGACTGCACATTGCATCTATCCGAAAGGCACTGAAGCCGGGATCAAGATGGAAGACCTCGGCAAACAGGAAGTTGATGACGGTACCGGCAGTGGAAGCCTGTTCACCGCGTTGATGACCAAATGGCAGTGGGATCCTGGATTCAGCTTGCGCGACTGGCGTTCGGTTGTTCGTATTGCGAACCTCGACGTTTCTTTGCTGAAGGCGAATAGCGGCGCTGCCGATCTGTTTGACCTGATGACGATTGCTTGGAATAAGCAGAAGGGCCGTAAGATGGGCCGTGCTGTGATCTATTGTAACAACACGGTGAAGACCGCGTTGGACCGTCAGGCACAGAAGAAGGAAAACCTCTTCCTGACTTACAAGGATGTGAGTGGTGAGCCAATTCTTCATTACCGCGGGATTCCGATCCGTGAGTGTGAGGCAATTCTTGATGCGGAGGCTGTTGTTCCAGCAGTGAGCTGACCTGATTAAAACCCGCCCCGGTTGGTAGCCGGGGCGCTTCCAAGGTTTGGGATGAACATCCTGATGGTTGGAAATTTGTAAAGTGGAGAAAACCAATGATTATTGATAGTGAAAATGAGTTCAGTGATGAGCAGGAGCTGACGGCGACGGCAGATTCTGCGAATGTGCTTGATTTTGGAGCGGATGGGGATGCAGGAAAAGAGCTGTATGCTCTGATGATCGTTATTCTGGCGTCTGACTCGGCTGATGACGGGGAAACGTGTACAGCGGCGTGGATGACGGCTTCTGAGTCTGATTTCAGCGATGCGGTGGCTTTGATTCCTGCTGTGTCGTTTGCGCAGTTGCCAGCGGGCTCGCGTCCGATTGAGCAGCGCATTCCTGTGGGTCTGATGCAGTACAATAAAATCGTTTATACGATTGGCGGTACGACTTTGACCGTGGATCCGAAGGTGAGCTTTATGCTCGTTGAGGGTACGCAGACGAATGTGCCTGCGAATATTCCTTCATAAGCGGTTTCGCTGAAACTGTGAAAACACCAGGGGGGTTGATTCCCCTCTGGTTTTTAACCGGGGGTTGATGATGGCCAGTTTGAAGTTATCTAAAACAGAGAAGAAGGAAATGACGGAGCCTTGTTGCGGCATGGACGCTCCTGAATATCCGTGGGGAACTGAAATTTCCCTTGATACTGAGCAGGTGGAGAAATTTCCAGAGTTGAAGGATGTTTCTGCGGGTGATGAGCTGATGGCCGTCATCAAGGTTCGTGTGAAGCGCATTCAGGAGAGTGAAACCGACGATGCGAGCGGTAAGGAAAAGCGCCATAGCGTGGATCTTCAGATCACGGATATGGATTTTGACACGGCACCGGCTCCGGTTGATGCTGAAAAATTGTATGATTGAAGGGACGCGATTATGTCGAATAAAATTAATAAGAGCGCGGTGTGTGTGGGGAAATGTACCTACGGCAAGCCGCCGAAGTTTTACCAGCCGGGGGATCCTATGATCTTTCTTGGCGATCCGGAGGTGGTTGACGGTTCAGATTGTCCGGCACATTTCCGTTTGAAGCGGCAGGCTGCACCAAAGGCGGCTGCGCCTGCGTCGGATGATGACACGGGCAAGGTTCTGTCTCAGGTGGGTGCGTCTGATACGACTGCACAGGAGCAGTCTGATCGAATGACGGGGAGTGAGCCCTGCACGGTGAAGCAGCTGGCAAAAGAGCTGGATAAAGATCCGCAGCTGGTGAAGGAGGCCGCTGGAAAGCCTCGGCTTGATGACAAGTTGACGGGCGCTGAAGTGGATGCGGTGAAAGCTGCGTTCGCAAAGCAGCAGGCTGAGCCTGCACCCCATGGGGGAGACTCCTCTGCAGCAAATTCTGAAGCACCGGGGGAATAACCAATGAGCGTTGCAGCGAGCATTCTGGAAGTTATGAATAAGGCGAACGGGGAGCTGGGTCAGAAGTCGATTTCGGCGGCTGATTTGGTAAACCCGGATGCAAAATCCAACGCGGGGAAACTTGCGCGGGAGTATGATAACGAACGGACTGCTTTGCTGCGGGCTTTTCCCTATGAATTTGCGTCGGAAGAGTTGCCTCTTCCGATGGTGGATGTGAATGGGTGTGTGATCCGCTTGGCGGGCACTGTGGCCGTGAATGGTGCGTTTACCTATGCGGACTCCATTTTCACCCATGAAACGGCTGATGTGGAGATTTCTGGCGGTTCTGGAGCGTGGGTGATTGGCAACGCTGCGGGAACTGAGGAATATTACACGTCGACAGCTGAGGTTAGCGATCCGTGGTCGGTTGCGTTCTGGGTGCTTGGCGCGGATGCCACCGGCACGGCGCTGCCCCGCATTTATCCGGGAAAACCTCGTAAATATGCGTTTCTCTACAAAAAGCCGGCCGATTGCTTGCATGTTTTCGGGGTGGTGAATCAGGCGAGCAATCAGGTGGATGACCGGATCCGTTTCCGTGGGCTGCATAATGAATACATTGGATGCGATGTGGAGTGTGCTGTTTTTCAATATGCCTGGAACAATGAAGATGTTTCGGAGTTTGATTCGTTGTTTATCGACTATTTCGCGAAGGCGTTAGCGTTTTTGTTGTATGTGGATATCAAGGGATCCGACAAAGGGATTCAGTCGCTGGCGCAGAAGGTTGGGGCGGCAAAATATTACGCTCAAAACGTGGATGCGAATGAGCAGTATGAAGAGGCGTCGAAGGTTCAGGGCCGCAACTATTTAGATTTACCATAACCAGAAGGGGCTCCAGAGCCATGGCACCGAACAAGAAACAGGCATCGTTTGCAGGGGGTGAGGTTGCACCGGCTTTATGGAACCAGACGGATCTAGCGAAGCATCAAATCGGGGCGCGGAGTCTCAAAAACTGCTTTGTTCATGTGGAGGGCGGTGCGAGCAACCGGCCCGGCACTCGCTACGCGCTTGAGATTGGCGAAAAAGGGAAGTTCATTCCCTTTGAATTCAACGACACCCAAACCTATCAGCTGTTTTTCTATGAGAATCGGGTGATGTTCCTGCAGGGCGGGCAGGTGGTGGTGGAATCCATTAACACCGGAGCCGATTTTTTGAAGTGGTGGCAATACATATCAACACCTGAGGAATATTATCTTTTCCCGAATGATCAGGATGTGTCTGATTATTATGAACCAAAGGCGGTTTATATGGACGGCAGCGAAATGGTCCGCGGCACGGCTGGAAGTTTGGCTGTAGGGGAATGGGACTGGGCTGAAGTGACGGGCGGGAAATATGCTATTTTTGTCCGTATGCCTGGGAATGTGGACCCTGAAACTCTCGATGATGGATATGTGGAGCGTCCCTATGTAGTTGATTCGCCTTACGCGGTGGCTGATCTTGGGTATGTTCGCTTTTCCCAAGAATACGACACGCTGATTTTAACCTGCCAGGGGTATGAGCAGCGGAAGCTTGTTCGTTACGGAAATACGGATTGGCGGTTTGAAGATTTGAAGACGCAGGGCGGGCCAATGGGTGCGCTTAATTTTGACTCAACGAGGCGTCTAACGGCTACCCCCGAGCAGTACCGCGCTGACCGTGAATATGATACGGGTGATATTGTTCTTTTTACACCGGTGTATTCTGTGACCGTTAGTTGGATTGGTACTTATTTTGGTATGAGTAACGATGACGTTGTGAGTGCTGATAATCCGACCGGATTCGATGCCCAGTGGGATGCGTATTATAAAGATTCTGATGTGCTGGAGCAAGGACCAGGGTATATAAAAGATCTAATCACGTATCCGCGCACATTTATTCAGATCAGTAAAGGATCCGGGATTACTTCCGGGATGGTTGTTGATTTTTCGCTCACTTTTAATGAGACGGGCGGCGCGTTGAATTACGCAAATGCCGGGATTGTTCATCAGGTTGGCACGGGAGATGTCTACGATTATTTGTGTGTTGGTTTGGGTTGGACGTTTCATTTCGTTACGTTTACTGGGATTGTGCCGAAGGATTCATTTCCTGCTGGTTCAGATTGTCCGTCACTTCCTTCTGGGCATAACTGGCCAGAAGTTGGGGTACACTTACAGGGAGTTGAAGAGGAGCAGCAGGCTCTGCTTTTGTCCGTTCTTATTGACTCGAGCAATAACACGATCGCGGGAGCAGTTGTTGACCCGGTATTAGGTAATTTGACGTTCATGGTGGATTTGGTTTCCGATCCTGCCTCGTATTTTATCGCCAAGGTTCCGGTATCCGGAAGGAGCCCTAGTGAATTACCTAGTGCGTGGGGATCTTATCTTTCTGTCCCGACAGAGTACGGCAATGTTGAGATTCGCGCCAAAGATTTCCAGCCGTTTTCAGAGGAGTCTATCGGGCAGATTATCGGGTTTTATAACAATCAGAGTGATCCTACAAAATCCTGGGCGGACCTTGTTCCGGATGTTTTATCTGGAACGGAATATATCCCGTTTGGCTGGTTTAAACTCTATGGCGGACTGACCCTCTGGACTGAGGGGAAATGGACGGGCACGGTTTATCTGGAACAATCTACCAATCCGTCTCAAGGGAATTGGGAAACCATTGGTTCTATTGCTTCGCTGGATCAGGATCATAATGGGACGTTTGGGCGTGAAATTGTTGATCTTGGAGTGACCCTGCGGGTTCGGTATGTGACTGGGAGGCGGTATGCAAGTTATCAGAGTACAGACGGGCTACGGTTGTATTTGCGTGAGGATTCAACATATACGAACTATGCGGAGATTGTTTATTATGTGAGCCCGGCGGTTGTTGTTGGTAAGATGCAGTCTGGGGATACCGAGCGAATGACCACGGATTTATGGGGATTCGGGGAGTTTGGCGGCGGGAATGGGCATCCAGTTTCAAATACTATTTTTCAGGAGCGCTTGCTATATGCCGGGACGCTTGCGAAACCCAAGACGGTTTGGGGTAGCCGGATCCAGAACTATGTGAATTTTGCTACTTCAAATCTGCAACTGGCAACGGAACCGCTGGCGTTGGATGTTTCGCTTTCAAAGCAGTATGAGATTCGGCACATGATTCCGCTCAAGAGTTTACTGATTCTAACCTCCGGTTCCTGGCACTCGCTGGCCGGGTCTGATGGCGGACTGACCCCGACGAATGGGGAAATGACGATTCATGGATATGGCGGCGTTTCTGCCACGGTGGCGCCGCTGGTGATTGGCCTTTCTATTTTGATGATTGGGGACGATGACCGTTCTGTGAGCGAGTTGCGCTATTCGCTGGCGTCGGATGGCTATGACCGTTCGGAGCTGGACGTGATGGCAAAGCATTTGTTCCACGGGAAGACGGTGAATAGCTGGGCGAATCAGGAGGATCCTTATCGCCTGGTCTGGGTGGTGATGAGCGACGGCACGGGCCTCACCTTCACCTTCCTGCGAGAGCAGCAGGTTTGGGCCTGGACCCCAATCGATACGAATGGACTCTTTCTAGAAGTGGGATCCAACAAATCCTCTGCCGGAGCGGGTGCGGATGACGAGGTGTATTTCTTGACGGAACGGGTGATTAATTCTGAGACGCGCTATTTTCTGGAGTATTTGACGCCGCGGCTTCCGAACAACGATCGCACGTTGGGCGTGTTTATGGATTGTTCTATTTCCTATGATGGCGCTCCGGCCACGGTAATCCGCGGGCTCGAGCATCTCGAGGGGGAGGATGTTTCTGTTCTGGCCGATGGCGCAGTGATTGAGGATTTAACCGTTGAGAATGGTGAGATCGAACTTCCCGAAGAGGCGAGCGTGGTTCATGTGGGTCTAGGCTATACATCCCGGTTGCATACGCTTCCGCTCGAGCTGGCGGAGGGCATGAGCTCGTTTGGTCGCAAAGGACGCCTGACGAAGGTGGCGGTTCAGGTTGAAGACAGCGCCGGCTTTAAGATGGGTCCGAGCGTGGAAGATCTGACAAAGATATCTGATTGGGCCGATTTGGGCGCTAATGAACTCTACTCCGGTGAGTTGTGGAATCCCGTGGCCGGCGACTGGAGGACGGTGAAAGATTTGGTGATTCAGCAGACGGATCCACTCCCGATGACAATTCAAACGGTGACTCCGTTCATGGAGCTGGGAGATTGAGCGGGCCTGAGATCAGAGATCAGAGGACAGAGGCCGTACAGCCCGCAGTAATTTCTGTTGAGCGGGCAACCTTGGAGCATGCGGCGCATATCGCCGCAAACTTGCGGGCAGGGGATGCGCGTGAGGTGATGGCGTCTCATGGGCATATGCCGCTATCTGCCGCGCTGGCATCGCTTCAAAACTCCACCTTCACCTATGTGGGATGCGCGGATGGGGTTCCGTTCTACCTCTTCGGCTTTCGCAACGGGACGGCGTTTCAGCCCACGGGCACGATTTGGGGGCTGGGGACGGATGAGCTGCTGAAGTACAGAAAAAGTTTTTGGCCTGCGTCGGTGAATTTTGTGGCGTATTGCCGGGGACATGTCGACGTTTTGGAAAATTTCGTACATGTGGACAATCATTTGTCGATCGCGTGGCTCCGACGTTTGGGTTTTCAATTTGATAAGCCTGCTCCGTTTGGGGTGGAGAAACGCGAGTTTATGAGATTTTGGATGAAGGGTGGGTTTATGGACTGTCGAATGAAGAAAGAGGTGCGCGATGTGTGAACCGATAACACTGATAACTTTAGCAACGCTGGCAGCAACTACAGCCAGCGCGGGCGTGGCCATGTACGGCCAGAAGCAAGCAGGCGACGCGGCAGAAGCTGCGGGCGAATTTAATGCGGGAATGAAGGAAGAGCAGGCGCAGAGCGTTGGCGAACAGGCCTCGTTTGAAGCCCGACAATCCGCGGATGAGAATCGGCGGCAGGTGGCGAAAGGCATTGCGAGCGCCGCGGGCTCCGGCGTCAGTACCACCTCCGGTTCGGTATTAGACTGGGAAAGCGACATGCAGACGGCTCACGGCACCGATTTGGCGGCATTGGAGCATAACACGGCAACCACGCAGCGGGGTTTGCGGCTGGGCGCTGAGCTCGATCGCGTCGGCGGCAGGAACGCCAAAAAGGCCTCACGCACTCAGATGCTGTCAACCGCATTCGGTGCGGGGGCGTCCATTGCGGGCGGCTGGGGTTCATTTGCAAAAGCGGGGGCAGCGTAATGGCAGGCATGAGAGTACCAGAGGCAAAATCTACCGCCCGGCTGAATGTTCTCAGCGCCCCGCAAGCGAGTGCGGATGACTTTGGGGCTGGGGTTGGCCGTGCAAATGCACAGCTCGGCAACCAGCTTCAGAACATCAGCGAGCAGGGGATTGATATGGCGGTTCAGGCCGCACAGGCAAAATCTATTCAGGTGCAAGAGGACGGTTATTCCGCTGTAACGGTTGGGATGGAGGATTGGGAGCGTGATAATGTGAGCAACCAGCTCTCCCGCCAAACCGATATTTTCTTGGGGGATGAGAATTATCAGAAGAATGTTTCTACCCCGCTCGATGAGATTTTTGTGAAAAGCACGGAGGGCATGGGGGATAAGCAGCGCGCAGGTGTGGGCGTGATGATTGCTGAACGTCGGGCCGCGATTGAGCGGCGTGTGAAAAACCATACAGCCACCCAGCAGAAAAGCGCCGGTCAACAAGCGGCAGGCCTTGCGCGTGACTCTGCATTGGGCGGCTATGCCACCCAGGCGCGGACCTACACCAAGAAGCAACCGGATGGCTCGGTTAGTATTGAGTTTTCCGAATTAGAGGCGGTTCTTCCTGATGTGATATCTGCTCAGCAGGTTTATAACCGCAGGCACGGAATTGAAGGCGATGCCGCGCAAATGGCGCGGGTGGGTGCCCACGAAGCGGCGATCAACCGGATGGTGGCGGTGGATGAGTTCGATGAGGCGGATGCCTATCTCGACGCCGTGGCCTCTTCTGAGACATACGGAACAGATTTGAGTGCCGAGCAACAGAAAGACGCCCGAAAAGAAATCAAAAAAGCGCGAACCGGATTTGAAAAAGGAGTTCAGACCGGTGAACTGGTTCGCTATCAAAACGATTTCTACCAAAACAACGTTCCAAAAGATCTGACTCCCAAGCAGCTCGACGAGATTTATCCTGATCTGGCGCCATCGTTCAAAGCGCAATACGCGAAGAGCTATAAGGCGAAGCCCATTTCAATGAGCGAACAGACCATCACGCAGGCGTTTAATGCGGTGGCTGCCGCTCCCGTGGATGAGACGGAAGGAATCCTGCTAGCGCGCCAGCTCAAGAGCATGGGATTCAGTCGCGAAACGGATAAGGCACTGTATCGATCGTTCGACGACAAATTCAACCCCAAGGCGGATGCAGTCGGCGGCGGAAAGTTTGCAAAGCAGAAGAGCGTGAGTGAAGCGCGGATTGTCGACGCGTTTGAAAAAACAAATGTCCGCTCCGGCTTTTTGAATTACCGCGCGCGTCCATTTTCTGAACGGGACGGGAAAATCAGCGAGTTCAACCAGAATCTGGCGCAGGAGCTTGATTACTATAATACGTTTGTTTCCGATGAGATGGACCGAAATAAGACGTGGGTTGAAGCCGATGCGGCTTATTGGAAATCTGACCGGATGACAACCCTCCAGGCGGAGGGGAATCTGCCGGACTTTGTTGAGAGCCGCTACATCGTCGGGGAAGAGGTTCCAGCGGAAGCCGATTATTTGCTGGATGCGGATGAGAATCTTCCGGGAACGGACGGCAACCGAGCGGCGCGCGCGTTCGAGGTGGAGATGGATGACGGAACCGCTGCGTATATTAACGAATTTGGAGTATGGCCATGAAAATTAAGGTAACGAGCGGTCAGGCAGGGCAGGCGTTGGCACGGGCGAAACTGATGCCAGATGACAAACGGGATCCGGCGCTGATTGCAAACCTTGAGAGAGTGCATCGGCAGATTCCCACGGCCCGGCTCAATACGACGAATATGCACGCGGATGTGATCGCGGGCAAGTTTCAGCGTCCGGACCAGAAGCAGGCGCTCTCATCCATGTATATGCAGGAATATTTTGGACAGAAAGAAGCCAGCCTTCCCGTCCTGACAAAATCAATGTTCGGCAAAGAGATGAGCGTGGATGAGGCGTTTGATTGGACCTCGACGCAGTTGAACACCCTGCACGGGTTGAATGCGGAGCAGCAGGTGGATAAGGCGCGAGAAACCGTCACGAA